TTCTTGTCTTAATCTTTTAATTTCTTTTATAATTTTGTAAGAATATGTTACTGGTATATTTTCTAATTCAATGTAATGTAACCAATAATCTATCTTTTTGTCTAATTCTGATTGAGTATTGAATAAATTTTCATTATTGTTATCTATTTCATTTAATAATCTAATTGCTTCTTTTAGTTTTTCTAACATTAATCCATCATCTCTTTTTTTAATTTATTTATAGCGTTGTTTTTTGTCCTACTAATTTGTGGTTGACTTAATTTTAAAATGTTGGAGAGTTGTTTTTGAGTAATTTTTTTATAACCATATACTCCATACAAATGACAAATAACCTTTTTTTCTCGTTCTTTTAATTTATCAATGGCTTTATATAATAATCTTATTTGTTCTTTTTTCATTATTCTTTCTTCTACATTTTCTTTTTTATCTTCTATTAAGTCTATTAGACTTATATTGCCATCTGATTTATTTATTTCTTTTTCTAAAGATATGGTATTAATTTTTGGTTTTCTAAATAACATTCTTATTTCATTTTGGATACATTGATATAAATATGTTGTTTCTTTAAATCCTTTTGTCTTATCAAATGCTATTACACCTTTTATCAATCCTATCATTCCTTTATCAAATAATTCTCTATAATCACCATAATATTGTTTTGCTACCTTGCCTACTAATGGTTGATTTCTGAATACCATTTCTTCTTGTTCGGCAGTCATTAGTCTATTAACCCTAACATTTGTTCTTCATGTACTATATCAGCATAATAGTCATCAAAATCTTCTTCATCTTCACAATCTATAACTTCATGTGGTTCTGGATATGTTCCACCATAATATTCATCTGTCCTAATCATTTTACTTCTCCTTTGGTAATGTTATTCTTAAGTAACCTTTTCTACCTGCTTTCATCTTTTTTTCTTCTTTACTATACTTTTCATATAAAGTAGGTTCTTTTTCTTTAAATAAATCTATATCAAATTTCTTTTCAATAACTTCTTCAGGTTCTTTTTCAGCAACTACAGTAAAAGTAATTTTGTTAGGTGTTTTCCAACTTGTTACTCCTCTTTCAATCATTAAATTCATTAAATTACTTTTAAATTTTTCTGCTTTTGTTTCAAGTTCCTTTTGTAAAATTTTATAATTAGCTATTTGATTTTCAATTTCTAGTATTTGTGTAGCAATTTGATTTTCTTGATTAATTGCATTGATTTGAATTTCATTTGCATTATTATCTATCTCAACTGTTTTATTTAAAAAATCTTCTAATCCCATCAATTTTGCCTCTTTTCTAATACTCCAACTAATTCTTTAAGTTGTGCTAAACTCATTTCACTATTTGAATTTACACCATAATATTGATATACTTTTTCTCTATCAGTTCCAGTAGTATCAAATAATATGTTTGTTTTATTAATTAACATTAATATTTCTTGTTGTTCTTTTTCACTTGAGGTTTCATCTTTCATAATTAAGTTTAAGCAATCTTTAATGTATTTGTCTGTGCTTTTGTTGTCTCTTAACCACATTAAATAATCATAATCATCATCTAATAAATTGCCTAATGTTTCCCCTTTGTATTTTCCAAACGTTAAAACATAATTTTTTGCAACTTCTTCAGTTAATTCTGTTTCCTCACTTGGGTTTTGGTCTGGATCATCTCCAGTTTCAATTTTGTAGGCTTTTAATAAAGCATATTTATCTCCATAAGTCATTGCTTTTCCCATTGCTTTATCTTGGCTATCAATTCCATCTCCATATGTAGTAATATCGATAAATTCTTCTGGTTTGTCTACATTTACAAATCTATAAATTATTTCTAATCTTGTTACAAAATTTTCTGTTGCTCCATACTTGTTTTTAAATACTAATCTTTCATCTCTTTTAATTTCTCTGCTGAATGGATAAGAATAAATTCCTAATTCAAATTCAATTGGTTTTACGGCATTTAATACATCCTTATCACTTACTGCTTTATATTGATTTTTCCCTTCGCCTACTGTTAAGCCTTTTACTACTTTTTCAATTTTACTTGTTGCTATGCTCATTTTTTGAAATATATTTAAATTCGTATAATCTTGTTTAACTTCTTTTATCTCAGTCATCTTAATTCTCCAATCTATAAATATCGTAATGTGTTGGATAACCATATCTATTTTTTGTACATACTGTTTCTTTTACAAACTTATAATCTAATTTTTTTAATTCGAATATTCTTGCTCCTAATTGGGTGATTCCTAGTTCTCTATATGCATCCCAACTAGTTATGCTTCCATAATCGTTAAGCCATTTTAATATTCTATCTTTTTGTGTTAATCTCTTCATCTTCTATCATTCCACATTTAATTATTTAATAAATTTTCCATTTCTTGTATTTCTTCTGGGGTGGCTTGTCTGTGTTTTATTTCTTTGTTTATGTTATCTCCTACTGGTTTGATAACTAATATTTCTGCTAATGTAGGTTGAAATTTATATGTTTTTATTGCTTCTAATACAATCTTTTTATATTGATTAATATCATACTTACTTAATTCGTGATACCATATTTTTAAAATTGTCTCATTGTATTTTTTTTCATAATTTTGTTCTAAAATTGATGTTATTTTTTTAAAATCTTCATATTCCATTTTTTATTCCTCTTCGGAGGGTATATATTTATATTCCCCTTTTATATTTTTATTTATATTCTTATTTATATTTTTATTATTATTTATATTCTTATTGGGTTTTTATTTTTGTAACCTATGGTTTTTAATTAAATAACCTATGGTTTTATAAATAATAACCTATGCTTTATAAGTTGTCTAAATCTAAAATATCATCATCAATACCAGCGGTTTTATTATTTGGTCTACCACCTTTTTTACCATTTTTTCTTTTGGTTATGTTAGCATCCAACTGTGGTTTTATTAAAATCCAAATTGGTTTTAAGTGTGGTTTTAATTCTATTTCTTTTTGATTAAATACATATTCTGGTATTGCTTTATAAAGTTCTAATTGGTCATCTTTAGAAACTGAATCAATAGCCTCATAGAAACTTTTGTAAAATATTAATCCTTCGCTTGAACTCATATCTTTCCTTTCTATCAACCAATAACCCAAAATTTGCATTTTTGTTACTTCTATGTTATACTTAAGAAGTAATTTGTTTAATTAATTACTTGATTTATGTGTTTTGCCGAACATATAAATCTTTTTTTATTCTCTTTTCTCATAATCTGCCTCTTAATTATTGTGTGCTAGGCAATAACTATGTGAATAACCAGCACTTTCACAATTTTCCATAAAATTATTTGATAGTTTATTATCTACATTAATTAATACTGCTATTACTATTAATAGTGGTATAAATAATAACCTTGTATTGTTATTGCCTCTGGAAATTTATCAGAAAATGACTCTCTTAATTTTCTTATAATTTCATATGCTAAATTCTGACTTGCCCCAGTTATTTCCATTACATCTTTAGCATTATAATAATCTTTCATTTTTTTATTTCCTTTCTATTTTTTTTATCTCGGTCTATTTTTATTTATTTTTAATTATTGTGTACCATTTTCGTACATTGATGGTAAAAAAATATCGTTGACCGTTAAACCAAAATAATCTGCAATTTTAAACATTTCACTACATTTAAATTCTACTTTGCCTTTTATTTTATAAGAAGTTTGTTTTTCTGTAATGCTTAATAAACTTGCTAAATCTTTAATTTTAACATTATTTTTTTCCATTAATAAAATTAAATTATCTTGCATTATCTCACATCCTTTCTGTCCTATTGACAAATTCATTATAGTACCATTTTCGTACATTGTCAATACTTTTTTTACATTTTTTTAACTTTTTGTTCCATTTTCGTAAATTTTGTGATATACTATATGTGAAAGGAGAAAAGAAATGCTTAACGATAATGATGTAAAAAAGCATGTTGGAGAAAAAATAAAAAAATTTAGAACTGAAAAAAATATTACTCAACAAGAACTTGCTGAATATTTGAATACAACTTCTCAGACTATTTCTAGGTATGAGACTGGTGTTTTAGAAGCAAATCAAAATGTTTTATTTTCTTTAGCTGATTATTTTAATGTTTCAATTAATGATTTTTTTCCTCCTACTTCTGTAAAAGATGATAATGTTCTTAATGAAACACAAGTACTCTTTGATAAGTACAATCAATTAAAGGAAGAGTAGTACAGGTACTTAATATTCAAGAAAGAGGTATTAAGTATGAATTTATATAATTTGCTAACGGGGGAAATAAATTTGAGAGAATTGTTAAATTATTATAATGTCACAATTGATTATTTACAAATGCCTAAATACATTAATGGTTTTGTCTTTAATCACAAAGACATCAATGTTATTGCTATAAATAGTAATTTATCTTATTATAAGAAAAGAAAAACTATATTGCATGAATTAGCACATATAGAGTTAGGACAATTAAATCAATATGATAAAGATATGGCATATCTGAAAATAGATAAATACGAGGATGAAGCAGATAGATATGTTAAATTTTTATTAGAATGTATAAATAATGGTTAAAAGTATGCTAGTACAGGTGCTTTTAATATAGAAATATTAGAAGTTAGGAGGTGTAGTATGAAAAAATGTAAGCATTGTAAAAGCGAAATTGACAGCAAAGCAAAGGTATGCCCACATTGTAGGAAGAGACAAGGACATCCTGTATTAGGTGGTATCTTAATTTTTATTGGAATTGTAATTGTACTTGGTGGTATTTCTTCAATGGATGATTCCAAAAACTCAAATAATGCCAATAACAATTCTGGAAATGGTAGTACTGATGAAAAATTTGATTACGAAGTAACAAGCCAATATGCTGATGAATATGGTGTTTCTTATTATATTGAAGGAACTGTGACGAATAAAAAAGATAAAGAATATTCTTATGTTCAAATTGAATTTATTTGTTATGATAGTGATGGTAATAATTTAGGAACTGCTATAGATAATACAAATAATTTATTAGGAAACCAAACTTGGAAGTTTAAAGCAATGTTTTTAGGAACTGGTTCTGAAACTGTAGACCATTGTGACTATCATGAAATAACAAACTGGTAAAAAAAAGACTAGAACTGCTGGAACAGAACTAGTCAACACTATAATTAGTGTACATAAATAAAAATATCGACCGAGATACTTCTTTTATGTACTCTAATTATACTAAAAAAATGAATAAAAGTAAATAATTGGAGGTAAAAAAATGGATTTAAAAGTATATAGAAAAACAAGATACCAAAATATATATCAACATATTAAAAATAAAAATTATGTTATTATGATTAGTAAACCAGTCAAAACTAGTATTTCTAATATTAATGGTGAAAAAATATATAAATTAGAAGATGCTGTTAAGATAAGAGATAACCCGAAAATTAAAATACAAAAAGGATTTGAAGTATCTTTAAAAGATGATTTTGATACATTATGGAATAAATATATATTTGATTGTGATAATATAAAAAAACTAGCTTATAATACTATGTCGAGAAAGAAAAAAACTTATAATAAATACTTAAAAAATAAATTTAAAAAAAATGTATCTAAAATTACAAAAGATGAATTATCTACTTTTTTAATAAATCTTAAAACTACTGATAAGCAAAAAAATGAAATTTTAAGAGTTATAAAAGCATTTTTTAATTGGTGTGTCGAAGAAGAATATCTAGTTAATTCTCCTGCCACTAATATAAAGAGATTCAAAGTAGAAAAAATTGAAATGAAGTATTGGATTCCGGAAGAATTATCTAAATTTTTAAACGTAATTAATTATGATATTGAAAACAATATTAATATAGACATTGCATATAGAACTAAAATATTTACTTTAATTGAATTTAGTTTGGGTGATCGTGTTGGCGAAACTAGAGCATTAACTTTTGATGCTTTTGATAAATTATTAGGAGTAGTCAAAATATACCATTCAATTAACTATGATACTACTAGTAATGATTTTTTATCATATACAAAAAATTATCACTCGCAAAGGAGTGTCGATGTTAGTGATAAATTAATTTATGAAATAGAAAAATACAAGAACTTTTTATCAAATTTTTTAGACAAAAAAATTAATAATAATGATATAATATTTTTTAATTACAAAAATAAGAAACCATATTCTGATACAACTTTAAGAAAAGGTTTTTATTACTATTGTGATAAAGCCAATGTAACAAGAATTAGAATGTACGATTTAAGGCATACATATGTTGCTACAATGATGGGTGAAGGCAAAGAGTTATATCATATAAGTAGTAGAATTGGACATAGTAGTTATTCCACTACTGTAGATAAATATGGTCATTTATCATTAAAAAATAGAAAGGAGATTGCTAAAATTACTGACAAATACATATAAGTCGGAGTAATTTTGAGAGTAAAAATTATACAAATACTTTTAAAATAAGGGTTTAAGTTGATAATTTGGTACCCTATGGGCGCACCATTATAAATATTAAATCCTTATAAAATAAGGGTTTTTTTGTTTAAAATTTATTTTTTTACTCTTATTTTTACTCTAATTTTACCTACTTTGGAGTAATTTTGGAGTAATTTTAGTAAAATAAATTATGAATAATTATTGTATATATTTAAAAAAGAAAAAAGGACAACCTTTTTGTAAATTATTGAATGAAGAAATACCATTTTGCCGATGTCGGGAATGTGGTCGGAAAGAATATAAAACGAAAAACTTAAAAATTTCGTTCTATAAAACAAAACCAGAAAAAAAGCAGCAAATAATCAAAAAAAGGAGCAAAAAATTGGTAAAAAAAGAAAAAAATAGATATTCAGTATTTACTTCCAAAGACAAATGTTTTGTGTGTGATTCTAAATATCAACTTACTTGGAACGAAATATTTAGAGGTAGAAATAGAATTAATAGTATGAAATATGGATTTTGTTTGAGAATGTGTCTGAATTGCCATCGCTTTGGCATAAGAAAGCACAATTATACTATGAAGAGAATTATGGCTCTAGAAACGAATTTATTAATACATTTAAAAGAAATTATTTAGACTAAAAATTAGAAGAATTATTTCAACTCTTCTAATTTTTTTGTTACTCCAGATAACCAATACTTATTTAATCCATTAGGATCATTCTTTGCACCAATAGGACAATATTTAGGTTGTATTTTTTCAACTGTATCTAATCCAATATCAAAATAATTATCTTTTAAATTAATTAAAAATGCACTTATCCCATTATCTAATGAATCGTATTTTATTAAACCACTATTACACATCATACCTCCAACATTATTTAATTCTTTAAATGCTGTTGAAGAATAATCTCCAGTTTCCCACTTAGATATTGCTATACTAATTAAAACTTGTTCTTCATTCATTCCTATTTCTAATCCCTTAATATAAATCTTACAAGATATTTCATCATAACTACAACTAACTTTCTTTTCTTCGATTTCTGTAGCTTTAGGTGGTGTTGCTAAAGATAAAGTAACAGGACTGATTTTAGCAAAAGATATTATTTTTTTATCTTGTATAATACCTACAAAATCTAGTATAAATGTTAGTAATAATACATATATTATTAATGTTCTAGTGATTCTAGGTAATTTCATAAATAATTTTCCTATTAGTGTATTAAACTTAAATATAACCTTATAAATGATTTTTATTAAGTTCTTGATTAAATATACTAATAATTCTAAAATCGTTCTTACAAGTAAAATTAAACTAGTTAGAATTAATTTTAGGTATTGTTTTATCCTTTTGTTTCTGTTTCTTTTTACTCTACTATATTTTTTCATTAGTACACCACCCTCTTTGAGAATGTTACTAATTTTGTATCAACATATATTGGTACATAGTTATCTGAATTTAACTTATAATTTCTTATCAACCTTTTAACCCATCTTTTTATTTTTTTCATTTGACTTTTTCAGATGAATAATTTATAATCATTAGTAGGAAAAGGAATTATTCCTTTCCTACTAGAATTACATTTTCGTGTTTTACGAATATGTAACCGATTTTCGCTAATTCGTAGCACTCTGCTAAAGTTAAACTACGAATTGGCTTTTTCTTTAGTTTATTCATCTTGCTCCTTTC